TCTGGAAGAGCAGTATGCTGCTACTCTTGCAGAAGAAATCGAAGCAGCAAAAGAGTCACTCGCAGAGCGTGTAGATTCTTATCTTGAGTATGTTGCTGACGAGTGGTTCGAAGAGAATGCACTCGCAGTTGAAGCTGGTCTTAAGACCGAAATGACCGAATCATTCCTCGAAGGAATGAGAGGTCTTTTTGAAGAACATTATGTATCAATCCCTGAAGAAAAATATGATGTACTTGAAAGCATGGTAGAAAAACTTGATGATATGGAGACAAAACTCAACGAGCAAATTGAGAAGAACATCTCCCTTAACAAGCGTCTCGCAGAGTCGGTTGCTGATGGGGTATTAGATCAAGTCTCTGAAGGTCTTGCACAGACTCAGAAAGAGAAGCTCGCTTCACTTGCCGAAAGTGTTGAGTTTGAAAGTGAAGAGCAATATCGTGAAAAGCTGGAAACACTCAAGGAGTCATATTTTGCCTCCAAGAAAGAGTCTTCAGCAGCTAAAACAGAAACCCTCTCAGAAGGTGTAGACCATTCGGGTTCTGAGTCTTACTCAGATTCGATGGCTGCATACATGAGAACTCTGGGTTCTTTTAGCAAGAACAACTGAATTTAACATTAAATCAAACGCAAACTTTAAATTAGGTAAACGCAAATGTTCCAATCAGAGCATCTGCAGGAAAAGTGGGCACCTCTCCTCAACCATGAGGGACTTGATTCAATCAAAGATCCCCATAAGAGAGCAGTAACCGCTGTCCTGTTAGAAAACCAAGAAAGATTCCTCCGTGAGCAATCCTCCTTTGAAAATGGCGGAATGCTCTATGAGCAACCAAACGTAAACACTGACCCCTCCGGAACTGGCAACGCTGGTTTCAGTGGTAGTGCAGCTGCAGCAGGTCCTGTTGCAGGTTTCGATCCCGTACTGATCTCACTGATCCGTCGTTCAATGCCTAACCTGGTCGCATATGACCTGGCAGGTGTTCAACCAATGAGTGGTCCTACTGGACTCATCTTCGCAATGCGTTCCCGCTACACCAACCAGAGCGGAACCGAAGCATTCTTCAACGAAGCAGACACCGCATTCTCCGGTCAACCTGCTGGTCTGGATGATGCAAACGGATTCTCCGATGCTGCTGCTGGTCTTGGTACTACTTCACAGACAGGCACCAATCCTTCCGTTCTGAACCCAACTGGTTCTGCATCCTCCATTGGATACAACGTCGGTCAGGGTATGCGTACCGACAGTGCTGAAGCACTGGACGGAACCAGCACCAATGCCTTCAACCAGATGGCATTCTCGATCGAGAAGGTCACTGTTACTGCTAAGAGCCGTGCTCTGAAAGCAGAATACTCACTGGAACTGGCTCAGGACCTTAAGGCAATCCATGGTCTGAATGCTGAGGCTGAACTCGCAAATATTCTCTCCACAGAGATTCTTGCTGAGATCAACCGTGAAGTCATCAGAACCATCTACAAGATTGCTGAGCAAGGTGCTGCAACCAACGTTGCTACCGCAGGTGAGTTCGACCTCGACATCGACTCCAACGGTCGTTGGTCTGTTGAGAAGTTCAAGGGTCTCCTGTTCCAAATCGAGCGTGATGCTAACGCAATCGCACAAAGAACTCGTAGAGGAAAGGGCAACATCATCATGTGCTCTGCAGACGTTGCTTCTGCACTGACCATGGCTGGTGTTCTCGACTACACCCCTGCACTCAACGCAAACCTGAACGTTGATGACACTGGTAACACCTTTGCAGGTGTCCTGCAAGGTAAGTATCGTGTCTACATCGATCCTTATTCGGCAAACGTTGCTGCTAACCAGTACTACGTTGTTGGTTATAAGGGTTCTTCACCTTATGACGCAGGTCTGTTCTATTGCCCATACGTTCCTCTCCAGATGGTTCGTGCCGTTGGTGAGAACAGCTTCCAGCCCAAGATTGGCTTTAAGACCCGTTACGGTATCACTGCTAACCCATTTGCAGAAGGCACCGATGCTGGTCTGGGTCGTCTTCGTGTTAACAGCAACCGCTACTACAGAAGAGTTACTGTTAAGAACCTCATGTGATCTATACTCACACGAGTTAATCAGAGGGTCCTTCGGGACCCTCTTTTTTTATCTAAATAAGAAAGTAGAGATATAAGTAAAATGCCTTTTCACATTAAGACAACAAGTGTAATCAATCCAGGTGTTGGTGACATCTATTATCTGGGTGATAATAAGTGGACTGCAACTTATGATAATAGAAAAGTATATACAACTGAATCTGATGCAAATGCAGATAAAAACACAACAGTAACTAAAAATGGAGTAACTTACACTCCTAAGCATTTTGCTAATGCAACTGTTGTTAGTGAATAATCATGGCAACAAGAAAAGCACCTGCTGATAGACCAGGAACACCTATTACCAATCGAAATTTCTTATCTCCAACAGGATTTAAGTTTGCTTTAAAAAGAAGTCCTGCAGCAGCTTTCTTTTGCAATCAAGCAAACATACCCTCATTGGATTTGGGTATTGCTCAGCAGACAAGTTATTTAAAGGATCTTGACATTCCTGGAGATAAAATTAGTTTTGGAGATTTAACATTAAGATTTTTAGTTGATGAAGATCTCTTTAACTATATGGAAATCCAAAACTGGATAAGAGGTCTTGGATACCCCGAAAAGTTGGATCAATTAAAAGATCTTAATGATAAGGGGAAGATTCAAGGACAATTTGCCAGAACAGGTGAAAATATTTACTCAGATGCAACGTTACAGATATTGAGTAACAATATGGTTCCAAAGTTTCAGGTTATGTTCAAAGATGTATTTCCATATTCTTTGTCAACCATTACTTTCGATGCAACTGATACGGACATTGAATACTTTACAGCAGATGTAAGTTTCAAGTATACTATATACACGATAACTGATATGCAAAATAATCTTTTATGATTGATCTTGACAAACTTCAAGAAATGTGGGAAAAAGATGCAAAGATTGATATGGATAACCTCCATACAGAATCAACAAATATTCCCGCACTTCATGCAAAGTATTTTGAAATGTACAACACAATCTTTCTTTTGAGAAAGAAAGCAGAGCAACAAAGAAAAAATATTCGTCACGAACGCTATGAATACTTTAGTGGAAAAGCAGATCCCGATGTTTATGTAGAGAATCCATTTCCAAAAAAAATTCGTGACAAAGATACTATGCAAAAGTATCTTGATGCCGATGAAAAACTTTCTACAGTTTGTTTGAAGATTGATTATTATGACACAATGCTTGTTTACATTGAAAGCATTCTTAAACAGATAACAAATCGTACATATCAAATCAAGAATGCAATTGAGTTTATAAGATTTAATTCAGGGTTGGGATGAAAAAATTATCAATCATTGGTGCAGGTTCTGCAGGTCTTTTATCTGCGGTTCAAGCACATTATTATTTTGTAAATCGATCAGATTGGGATATAGAACTAATTCATGATCCAAACCTTCCACCAGAGAAAGTAGGGCAAGGAACGGTTCCTGGAATTATGGATATCATGTCAATTGTTTTTGACATTGACTGGACCAATAATCCTTTTGATGCCACGCAAAAGCATGGCATTATGTATAAGAACTGGGGAAAAAAGAAAAATAAATTCTTTCATCCCTTTGGCATGGGATATTCTGCAGCCCATTACGATGTCAATAAATTAAGAGAATTTATTTTAAAGTCAAATAAGTTTAAAGTAATAGAAAAAAATATAAAAAATTACGACGAAATAGATTCTGATTATATTATTGATTGCTCAGGAAAACCAAAAACTTTTGACAACTACAAAACTCTTTTAAATCCAGTAAATTCTGTTCTTCTTGGTAGGTCTGAAGGAAAAGAAGATTTTCAATGGACTGACTGCGTTGCAACACCAGATGGATGGTGCTTTAGAATTCCAAATATAGATTCAGTTTCTTATGGATATCTTTTTAATAAGGAAATAACAGATGTTGATCAAGCAAAGATAAATTTCAAAGACATATTTGATATTGATTCAATAGATACTCTTTTCTTTTCAAATTACATATCCAAAGATTTTATGATCGATAACAGGATATTCTTGAACGGAAATAAATTAATGTTTCTTGAACCTTTGGAAGCAAATTCAAATCCAGCATATGTTTTCTCAACGGCAAGATACTTAAAATATATGACTGGAAAGATGTCAAAGAGACAAGTGTGTGAACAAATATCTGATTACATTTTAAAGATTCAAAACTACTTATTATGGTTATACCAATCAGGGTCTAAGTATGATACTCCTTTTTGGAATCATGCAAGTAAACTAAAGTTTGAAGATAATTTATTTGATAGTCTTGTAAGTTTATGTACAAATAGATCAAGAGAGATGCTTTGGTCTATGATGGAGAGTGGTGATGTTCCCCAACATTATGGGCAGTGGGATTTATCAAGTATTAGAAATTGGATAGAAAATACGAAATAAATACCCGTAGATGAATGGATTACATTGAGAACAACAGATCTTGTTATTTCTAAATCCAACGAAGTATTTTTAAAAATTAATACTGAACCTCATATTGAATACGAACTTAGAGATCACTTTAAGTTTGAGGTTCCTAACGCCAAATTTATGCCACAGTATCGTGGTAGAAATTGGAATGGAGAAATCCATTTATTTGACATGAGATCTAAACAGATCTATGTTGGTCTCTTAGATAAGATCGTAAACTTTTGCACACAATACGGATACACGTATCAGTTTGAAAATAATAAGTTTTACGGAACTCCATATGAAGAGAATGATAACATCTCATATGAAGGTGTCAAGGATTATATGAATTCTATTTGTTCTCATTCTCCCAGAAAATACCAAGTTGAGGGAGTATACGGTGCTCTAAAACATAACAGAAAGTTACTGATAAGCCCCACTGCTTCAGGCAAATCTTTGATGATTTATTCTCTTGTGAGATATTATGTAGACCGAGGAGAAAAAATCCTTCTAGTTGTTCCAACGACATCCCTTGTAGAGCAGATGTACAAGGATTTTCTTGATTATGGTTGGGACGCTGAGTCATACTGTCACAAGATTTATTCTGGTAAGGAGAAGAGTAATGATGCTCCAGTAACTATCACTACTTGGCAATCTGTATATAAACTTGAACGGTCTTTCTTTGAAGACTATGGTGTTATTATAGGTGATGAAGCGCATTTGTTCAAGTCTAAGTCATTGATACAAATCATGACTAAACTTCATCATGCCAAGTATCGTTTTGGTTTTACTGGAACTTTAGATGGAACTCAAACTCATAAGTGGGTTCTTGAAGGATTGTTTGGTCCATCATATAAGGTAACAAGAACTGATGAATTGATGAGACAGGGACACCTTTCTCAACTTGACATTCAGTGTCTTGTACTTAAACACCCACCCCAGAAGTTTGAAACTTATGAAGATGAGATACAATATTTAATCAGTCACGAACAGAGAAATAAATT